CCATCCACCCAAAAATAACAAGACACATTGCTAAGTCATCATTACATCCTTCTTCAGCAGCAAACGAAGTTCCTTTCTGAATGAATGTAGTGAGTTCTGCAATAGTGTCATAGTCAGGAATAACAAGTTTATCCTCTTCAATCAATGCTTTTAAATTTGAACATCCAACTGATTTAACTGCAGTTGACATCTTGACACCTAACTGTGTTTTCTTACCAGAGAATCCTTGACCTAATTGTTGACCCGCACGTCCACGCATTGCAGCCATTAATAGGTTTTCATATTCTAAATCAAATTGAATAATATCCGCGACCTGTCCACCTATATCATTTACCTCACACAGAACATACGCATTGTTATAATTTTTTGCTACGTTAATAACTATGTTTGGAAAAACAATAGGTTTGATTTCATTATTCTTATATCTAGCAACCATAGTATATGGTAGGGTGGTTGTATCTATTACAGCAAATGCAGAATAGTCATTTCCTATTCCACGAGATACGTCCACAGTTACAATATAATTATGATCTGGTTGTGCCTCTTCAAATACTGCAAGTCCTCTTCCTTGTTTTAATGGTTCCTCATAAGGCATGATTCTTAACTTACTAGGAGATATCAATGTATCAACAGATCCTAGGAACTCACATTCAAACTCAACTCTAAACTGTTGTTCTGATGTGTTTTTAATTGTTTGTTCTTTCCATACATCATCACGACCAGGTACTTCTGACCAATGAACCTCAGTTGGAACATACTCATTTTGTTTACGCTCTGCATCATGCCAGAGTTTGTAAAACATGTTCATCCCATGAGGTGTACTAATGATGATAACCTTGGTAGATTTACCAGATGAGATAGTAGGATATACAGAACTAAAAAACTGATCAGCGATATGATTCGGAATGAAAGCGAATTCATCCAAAAATATAACGTTAAACGACATACCCCTAACAGCAGAAGCAGAAGTAGATGCAGCCATGATCTTACTTCCATTCTCCAATTCCAGTGATCCTCTGTTCCAGTTGACGACTCCTTGTTGGAGCCACTTGGGGAGGTTTTCATATGATAATTGTAGACGTTGCAACATCTCACGAGCAGTCGCTGCCTTGTTAGCAAGGATCGCTACGTTAACGTTGTCATTAAAAATAGAATACCACAACAGATAGGCAGTAACAACTGTTGACTTACCTGACTGTCGTGGTAGTTTTGCAATATTAAATCTATTGTCGTGAAACTTATTAACCATATCCGCTTGAAACGGATACAATGTAAATGGCACTAGACCTAGATCAAGAGAGATGATCTGGATATAGTTAGTAATAAAATAAACAGGATCCTTACTACACTTGACAAACTCTGCAACTTCTTTAGGGGAAAAGTTTTGTGCAACGTTTGCCCTTTTGAGATTGGGATTGCCTAGATATATGTCCTGTGTACTCATAACTCCGTAAATGCGTGCTCTTTTTTCATGGCATATAATCTAAGTTTCATGATCATCAAGTAGTCTTTCTCCATCTTCGGTCGAATACTACCATCCCATGTATCTAATGCATAACAAACATGATCATACATTAAATTAACTTCATCAATACCCATATTCATAGAACAATACCAATCACCTTCTTCCAAATCTATATCGATATAAGATGAATCGGACATTTATCTGCCTAAGAAATAGTGATTAATAACTTCTATTTTTTCATGTGCCTGTGCAATAGCAGTGATTTCCGTTTCTATTGCTGCCATAATATCTGAATGCTCACCAATACCTACAGGTTGGTTGAGATAGATTTCCACATTCTGCTGATGCTTTGCAATCAAACCATTGTAATATGTGATTTGATTATTAAGAATGTCATCACGCAAGTTTACCATAAATTAACCTTCATTAAGTGTGCCAAAAGATCTACGAATTTCTCGTAGTGCTTCTAAGTCCATGTTTTTTGTACCTCCATCATATGCGTGAGCATATCCTTCGGTAATCATCTGCTCATTGAGAGACACATCTGAATCCCCAATGTAAAGCCAGCCAAGAAGACGACCATACTTCCCCATACCACCAACGAGCTCAGTCCTAATGACAAGATCATCTTCGCCTTCGATCGCTCCTTCGAGTTTCTCTTTGATCCACTCAGTCGCATCAAGTCCAAGTGCTTTCTCCTCTAGATTTCTTGTCCTCTTCTCAGGGGTATCAACTCCTGCTACACGTACTCTTTCTTTTTTACTAAGATCGAAGCCTAAGTCTATTGTAACATCTATTGTGTCACCGTCAACTACCCTGTTGATCTCCGTCACTCGGAAGTTGTAACAACTCTTCCGACTCGGTGGGGTCATCGCTCCCATCGTTCATCTCCTCATACGCATACTTCATTATATAGGCTATCAATATTGTCACACTTATGACAAGTATGAGCACCATTATATTAACTGAGTGTACGACTGTCATCTTTTAATGATGCGAGATAGTCAATCCACCACTGTGGATCTTTATTACTTTTCCATAATGGGACAGGCAGTCCACGCTCAACAACATAGTATTGGTGGATAACCTTATCGATAGTCTGTGCGATCTGTAAATTCTTCTTCCTCTTCGTCAACATCCGCATACGGATTTGCCACATATGGTCCTCGCTTTCTGAATTTTTCTTTGCTAACATAGATCGTCTCGTTGTTTATAGCGGACATCCACACAGCAATTTTCATCACTATGTATATTGCAACTAGTGGCAAAAAACATGCTATTAATATAAATTGGGATTTGAATGCAATCATTAGTAAAAAGAAAGGGTCTTGTTAGACCCTTGTTTAGTTATATATTAACACTTCCATTTGCGAAGTGCGAGTGCTTTTCGGGTCGGTCTCCCTTTCTCATCTTTCATAGGTCCTTTGACACCACCCATTCGTGCACAGAATGACCTCTTCCTAGGTCCTCCCTTAGGTTGTGGTGCTTTTAAATCGCTGCCAGGATTCTCACGCTCATAAGACTTACGTCCTTTTTCATTGAGACCACCTGTCTTATTCTTACCTTCCTTCCTCTGCCATGCAGATTCGTGAAACTGTTGGAATGTTTTTATGCTGCTGCTTGACATGTTGGATTCTTAGGACAGTTTGCTTCATGTTTTTCTATCCATGTATATGGTCTCCAATGCCCTTGCGGTGCAACGAGTCCACAATAACGACAGACTTTACTACGCTCTTCAGCCATAATGATATGCTCCTTTTTTGGATTTAGACGGTAGTTTACCACTCCTGACTTTATCACCAGAAGTTTGACCCATTCCAGATGGATTAGATCCACCTTTAGATTTACCTACGTTTATCGACTTACCAGGTTTCTTGCTTTCAGTATCATGCAATCTTGCAGGTTTGTTTTTGTCCTTAGTGATTACAGATTCTTGTCCGTGCTTTCTACCTAGACGACGCATGGTTTTTCCAAAACGACGTTTTGACATTTTATCAGGTTTTGAGGTCTGATAGGATACTTCTGTGCCAGTTTCGCCACTGTCATACTTGTATTTGCCTACACCTTTTTTGTAACCGATCCCTTTCTTTTTGAGATCTTTTTCTAGCCCCTTTCTAGAGGCTTGATTCTTTTTTTCGTCGCTACCCCTATCTGCAGATACATTACCTGTGACTTGAGTCTTCGACTTGTGTAACATTCTAGCAGTGTTATTGCCTTCCTGTAACCAATCTTTAAATGATTCGTGCTTGCATTCACAAGATGATTCATTCTTCTTCTTACTCTTTTTATATTCGTCAGTCTTCTTTGGATCTTTACCTAGGAAGTAATCCATAGAAGATCCCTTCTTATCATACTTTATTTTCTCTGAAATTGCAACTGACTCATCTACGTCTAAGAAATTAACATACTTTCTATGCTCTTTGTTTCTCATCTTCTTCTTAGCAATAGCACCTGCGTCTCTCTTCATACGCTCTTTTGCTGTTACTTCTTCCTTATAAGATTGAATGACTTTCTTTTTATCAGCAGTAGTATAGTCACTACCACCTTTATACTGACGCTTTCTAGCAGCAATTACATCAGCAGAAGGTTTCTTTGCTTCCCTCTCCTTTGCACGCTTCATAGCATTCGCCTTATTGATGGCATCATTCTTTGCTACATTTGGATGTAACTCATCTGTTAATTCTACTGGCATAGATACTGTCCCCTTACCTGGTACATATTTAGTTGTGCGAGGTTTTTTAGGATCATCGCTCTTGAAATCTTTGTGGATTTTACCATACTCTTTACGAGTCATTTTAAGTTTTTCAATGATACTGAAACTACTTAACTGTAGACCAGGACTTCTCCTCTGCCTTACACTTTCATCCTTTACAGGATTATTACCCTTAGTCTTTACACCACGCTTTGCTTCGTGATCTGCTCTTCTATCTTTTCTGATACCACCACCTAGCTCATGTGATCCATGTGGATTACCATATCT